CTCCATTAATTTTACCTTTGTCATAAAGCATAGCAATATTGTCTATCAATACTTTAGATTTACCGGTACCCATCTCCATAAAGTAAGCATATGCTTCTTTATTCCATGATTTTTCCAATGCAGTTATTTGATGTGCATAGGGTTTAGTTTTAAATTTATAATTCATACATGCTCCTATATTGTTCTTTTTATCTTTCTAAGTTACTTGACAAAGTATATAATAAACATTATCTGTGATGTCAAGTCATAGAAAGGAAAAAATGGCAAAAGTTTATATTATACAAGAATTACCTGGGACAAGATCTGGAAAACCTAAATTTAATATTATGGGTGCTAGTAAGTTTGGAGAACTGAAAACTTTATTACCAGAATTTTCTCAAATCATTTTATCTCCAGGACCAATTGTGTTCAAATTAAGGCAATTATTAAAAGATTATACTTCTGAAGATTATTTATTACTTACAGGGGATCCTGCAATTATTGGAGTGGCGTGCTCAATTGTCGCAGATATAACGGGAGGAAAATATAAGTTTTTAAAATGGGATAGACAAGAACAAGTATATTATCCAATAGAAATTAATTTATTTGAAAAAGGGAAAGTTGAAGAATGATATTGACAAAATAAAAAATAATAATTATATACAAATTTAATTTTATGAAAGGAAAAAAGTTATGAATGAAAATACAAATAGCAGTATAAATTTTGCTGCAGACCAAACCGAGTCATTGACACAAGTTAATGATGCAAAAGCTTTATCCGAACAAGTGGTAAAGTTGAGAGATCTTGAAGATGCAATTGTTCAAGCTGAGAACGAATTAAAATCTTTAAAACAACAAGCTGATGTATTATCGGGGGAAGTTATTCCTACAATGATGCAAGAGATGAATATCAGTACAATGAAATTAGCAGACGGATCCGCTATTGAAGTGAAACCCGTCTACGGTGCTTCTATTCCTAAAGATAGGCAAGAAGAAGCATTTAACTGGCTTCGTAATAATGGCCTGGGTGATCTTATTAAAAATGAGGTTACTGTTTCCTTTGGTCGTAACGAAGATAACAAGGCGTTGCAATATGCAACCCTTGCGCAAGGTCAAGGGTATGAACCTGTCCAAAAATTAAAGGTTGAACCCATGACACTTAAAGCAACGGTCAGAGAGCGTATCGAAAAAGGACTAGATATGCCCTCTGATCTATTTAATGTGTTTGCAGGAAACAAAACCAAAATAACAAGGAAATAATAAATATGGAAAATGTAAAAAGCACAAAGGACCAAGCAACAAGGTCTACTTCTGAATTAGCTAAAAAAGCTAATGCAGGGGCTTTAGCAACCATCTCCTTTGCGGAAGATGCTTCTAAAGGTTTAGGTAATATAGGTCATGAAGATCTAGCGTTACCTTTTTTAAAAATACTAGGACAACTTTCTCCGGAGGTTAATAAGAGAGATGGTAAATATGTTCAAGGTGCAGAACCTGGAATGATTTATAACTCTGTTACAGGGGAGTTGTTTGATGGAGAAAAGGGATTAGATGTAATTCCTTGTCATTACAAATTGGAATATATTGAATGGCAAGATAGAGGTACTGGTCCTTCGGCTCCAGTTAATATCTATCCATCTTCAAGTGATATTATGTCTCAAACCAAAAGAGATGGCTCGTATAAAGATAGATTACCTAATGGTAATTATATTGAAAAAACCGCTAGTCATTTTGTAATGGCTTTGGGTAAATCTCCAACTACTGCTTTAATTGCCATGAAATCAACACAATTAAAGATTAGTAGAAAATGGAATAGTATGATGGCAAGTATTAAAATGTCGGATGGAAACAATCAAATGTTTACTCCTGCATCTTTCAGTCATGTATACAAATTAAAATCTGTACAACAGTCTAACGATAAGGGTACATGGTTTGGTTGGGAAGTTAGTAAGGTAGGTGTAGTACAAGATCCTGCTTTATATCAACAAGCTAAAAGTTTTGCTGAAAGCGTTTCTAAAGGAGATGTTAAAGTAAAACATGGTGAGCCCACTGAAGCAACTACAGAAGATAAAGAAGCACACTTCTAGTCTTTTAAGGTTAATAACACGGCGCAGTAATGCGCCGTGTATAAATAATGAGCAGAGGAATGATGGAACAAAAATTTATACAGATATATACAGGTTTAAAACGAGATTATGGAGTAGCTTATTTAAATTCTCCAGACGTGAGAAAAGACCCAGAAACAGGTAAGTTAAAGATAACTTATGGTTGGGCTAAGAAACAATTAACAGAAAAAGAATACTTAGATCATTTAAAAGGTCATATCTCTATTGGAGTCCAAGGATGTGATGATGACTCTATGTGTAGATTTGGAGCTATTGATATTGATGAGAAGAATGAAAAAGGTAAAACATATGAAAATTTTAATCGTAAAAAATATTTAGATATCATTACTAAATATAATTTACCTTTGGTTCCTACTTTATCTAAAAGTGGTGGTTTGCATTTATGGGTATTTTTAAAAGAACCTGCAAAAGCAATATTTGTTAGAAAATTTTTAGAGGGTTTATTATGTACGTTAGAATTACCTGTAGGAACTGAAATTTTTCCAGCGCAAACAGAATTAGGCAAAGATCCAGATGGAAGTTTATCTGTGGGTCAATTCATTAATTTACCTTATGTAGGTAAAAAAGACAGAGTAGGAATTAATCCACAAGATGGTTCTACCTTTACCTTTGAACAATTTATTCAAGTGGTAGAAGCAAACATGCATACTGCAGATGAACTAGAAAAGATATTAAATGAACATACCAAAGATGTTTTAGAAGGAGGTGGAGAAGAATTTATAGACGGTCCTCCATGTTTACAAGCTATGACAAGAGAACCGTTAACTGATGAGAGAGATAGATTTTTATATAACTATCATATTTTTGCTAAGAAAAAATATCCAGATACCTGGGAGCAAATGACAATACAAGCAGCACAAGATTATTTTGCAAAAAATAATGACGGCTTTAATGAATGGACAGATACAAAAGTAAAACAAAAAATTAAATCATGGAGAAAAGATTCTAAAAAAGGATATACCTGTACTAAAGATCCTATTGTCCGATACTGTAGAAAACCTGAATGTTATAAAAGAACTTTTGGTAAAGCATCTGATGTTAAGAATTTCTGGCCAGAATCTTCTGGGTTACAGCAAATTAATTTTGTACCGGAACCAGAATATAGATTTAATGTTCAATTAAATAGCGGTAAAAAAATACAAGTTAAGGTGCCTAGTTCTAAAGTATTTTATGTTCAAAAAGATTTAGCTGCTATTATCACTAAGTATACGGGAGTGTTTTTACCTCCTATGGCTCCGAATGATTACAATGATTATGTAAATAAAATATTCCCACCGAATGAAATTATAGAACCACCTAAAGGTACTACCCCGGAAGAATCTTTAGAGGAAGCCTTAATTGAATATGTAAATGGACCACAAGCTAAAACCTATGCAGCTTTTAAAACTGGAGCTGTGTTAATAGAAGAGGAACATGTTTTCTTTAAACAAAATGAATTTTATGATTTTTTGAAAAACAAAGAATGGAAAGAGAGAAAAGATAAAACCTTTGAGATACTGAAAAATAGATACGATATAGAATTTGGTGTGCAAAAAAGATTTCCAAAGAAAACTACAGATACAAAATCCTATGATCCTATTCCTGTTATGCAAATTAAAATTAAAGTTAAAGATAGAGATGAAACAGGTTATGAAATAATACCTTTAAGAAAAGAGGGAGATATATTCTAGTGATTAAGAAAGTATTAGGACCTCCAGGTACAGGAAAGACAACTACACTATTAAATTATGTGGGTGATTATTTAAATAAAGGAGTTCCTTTACATAGGATAGGTTATTTTGCGTTTACAAAAAAAGCTGCCAATGAAGCTAAAGAAAGAATGCTACAAAAATTTCCAGATAAACATAAAAAAGATTTAAAGTATTTTCAAACTTTACATTCTTTAGCGTTTCATACGTTAGGTATGAGCGAAGAAAACGTAATGCAAGATGTTCACTACAATCAAATAGGAGAAAAGTTATCTATAAGAGTAAACGGTTCTTCTCAAGAGACATGTTATTTAGAATCCGATAATGAATATTTTCAATTGATTAATAAAGCAAATATTAAAGATACTTCTATTGAAGAAGAGTTTGATACGAATGAATACAGTAGAGATATTGATTTTGAAGTTTTAAATACGGTGTACAGAAATTATATGAATTTTAAAGAGGTAAATAATTTAAAGGATTATACAGACATGATCAAGAACTTTATTAAAGAACAGCATAAAAGCCCACAATTTGATGTTGTTTTTATAGATGAAGCTCAAGATTTATCTCCTATTCAATGGAAAATGTATGATGTGTTAAAAACTAAAACAAAAGATATGTACCTAGCAGGGGATGACGATCAAGCAATCTTTGCCTGGGCGGGTGCTGATGTAAAAAGATTTATAGAAGAAAAAGCAGAACATCAAATATTACAAAATTCTAGAAGAATTCCACTGGCTGTTTTGGAACAAGCTAAAATCATACAGTCTAGGATACAAGGACCAAGGATAGACAAAGTATACTATCCTAGAGTAGATGAGAATGGTATTATCGTAGAGGGTAAAGTAGAAAAAATATTTACTATAGATAGTTTAGATTTCACTAAAGGAGAATGGTTAATTTTAACCAGAGCTAAATATAGAGCAGATGAAATTGCTAAATTATTAAAAGAAAAAAATTTCTTTTTTAAAACTAGACACGGTAAAAGTTACAATCAAAAATTATATAAAGCAGCTCTAAACTGGACTAAGTTAACGGAGGGAGAACCTATACCTGCCAATGAATGTAAAGATATGTTTGATTTTTTAGTTCAAGATTTTGACAATAAGACATTGAAAGATAAGACTTTTATTTATTTAAATGATTTAGGATTTGATAAAAATTTATTTTGGTTTGAGGTGTTTAACAATGCTGATCAAAAAGAATGTTTATACATTAGGACAATGCTATCTAACGGAGAGAAATTAAATCAAGAACCAAAAGTAGAGATATCTACTATTCATGCTTCTAAAGGAGGAGAAAGAGAGAATATAGTTTTAGTATTAGATAATACTAGAATGATTAGAAATAATATTAATACCAGCATAGACAAAGCAGATGAAGAACATAGAGTTTGGTATGTTGGAGTTACACGTTCTAAACAAAATTTATATTTGTTGAGTGCTAAAAAAGAAAGGCATGGTTACAATTTATGAGGTTCAGAGTTGGGAAAAGGAATATTCTCAAAAGGCTAATGGTAGGGTCTTGCTGCACACACAGCGACGTTGGTTCTGGTTTTCCTTTTTCCCTAGGTGTATCGTCACCAGTTAAACCAACAACTACCATACAACATAAACAAAGGAATGTAAATGACTAATAAAACAGACTTGGAAAGAGTATTTCCATTAGAAAAACAAGTGGGTGGATCTCACTATAAACAATTTAAAATCCAACCGTATCAATTTAGTAGGGTTAATGACTTGAATTTTTTTCAAGGGAACGTTATTAAATATGTTTGTCGTTATAAAGATAAAAACGGAATAGAGGATTTACAAAAAATAATTCATTATTGTGAATTAGAAATCCAACATATGAGAGAGGAACATAAATAATGAAAGTGCCTTTATTTACAGCGCAGACAGAATGGATAGAACCAGAAGAATATCCAGATTTACGAAGTTATGATGAAATTGCGGTTGACTTAGAAACTAAAGATCCTGATTTAAAAACAAAAGGATCTGGATCGGTTATTGGTAATGGTGAAGTGGTAGGTATTGCTGTAGCGGTGCCCGGAAGAAAATATTATTTTCCCATTGCTCACGGATCAGGGCCCAACATGGATCGTAAAAAAACTTTAGAATGGTTTAAAGATACCATGGCAACTGATGCCATAAAAATATTTCATAATGCAATGTATGACGTATGTTGGATTAGACATATGGGAATTCCTATTAATGGAATTATTGTAGATACGATGATTGCAGCATCTTTAATTGATGAAAATAGATTTCAATATTCTTTAAACTCTTTATCCTGGGATTATTTAGGTCATGGAAAAAATGAAGCAGCATTAAATGAAGAAGCAAAATCAAGAGGTCTAGATCCAAAGGCAGATATGTGGCAGCTTCCTGCAATGTATGTTGGAGCTTATGCAGAAAAAGATGCAGAGCTTACTTTAGAGCTTTGGCAAATGTTTAAAAAAGAAATTGTACATCAAGACATAGAATCTATTTTTAATTTAGAAACAGATTTATTTCCGTGTTTAGTGGATATGAGATTTAAAGGCGTTCGCGTTGATGGTGAAAGAGCTCATACAGTGAAACAACAGTTAATTGCAGAAGAAGAAAACATATTGCAAGAAATAAAAAAAGAAACAGGATTAGATGTTCAAATAATGGCAGCACGATCTGTTGCCAAAATGTTTGACAAACTTTCTTTACCATACGATAGAACGGAAAAATCAAAAGAACCCTCCTTTACTAAAAATTTTTTGCAAGAACATAAACATCCCTTAGTACAGAAAATAGCAAAAGCAAGGGAGATAAACAAGGCTCATTCAACTTTTATTGATTCCATTCTTAAATTTGAACACAAGGGTAGAATTCATGCTGATATTAATCAAATACGATCCGATCAAGGTGGTACGGTTACAGGTAGGTTTAGTTATTCTAATCCAAACTTACAACAGTTACCTGCTAGAAATAAAGATTTAGGACCTTTAATTCGTTCTTTATTTTTACCCGATGAAGGACATACCTGGGGATGTTTTGACTATTCACAACAAGAACCAAGACTCGTAGTTCATTATGCAGCACTCCATAATTTTCCATCGGTGTATGATGTAGTAGAAGAATATAAAGACAATGTAGACACAGACTTTCACCAAACGGTAGCAGACATGGCTCAAATTCCTAGATCTCAAGCAAAAACTATTAACCTTGGATTGTTTTATGGAATGGGTAAAACTAAACTACAAGCGGAACTTGGTGTGTCTCAAGAAAAAGCCGCTGAATTATTTGAACAGTATCACGCTAAAGTTCCTTTTGTAAAACAACTCATGAATGCTGCTTCTAATAGAGCTCAAGAGCGTGGTCAAATTAGAACCTTACTGGGTAGACTCTGTAGATTTCATTTATGGGAGCCCAATAGTTTCGGTATGCATAAAGCATTGTCTCATGAAGAAGCACTCCAGGAACACGGACCAGGGATCAAAAGAGCGATGACTTACAAAGCATTAAATAAATTAATACAAGGTAGTGCTGCAGACATGACAAAGAAAGCTATGTTAGATTTACACAAAGAAGGAATTGTTGCACATATTCAAATTCATGATGAATTAGATTTATCTGTAGAATCTCCGGAACATGTTAAAAAAATTATTGAGATCATGGAAAATGCTGTTACATTAGCTGTCCCCAATAAAGTAGATTATGAATCAGGAGAAACCTGGGGAGATATTTATGGATAAAATATGGCATACCTTAACGCAAATATACCACCGATTTATTGTAAAGTTCGCGAGGAGTATTTATATGACATGGATCCAAAGAGAAAGGGCGAAAAAGATTGCGTCATCTTTGG